CTTGGACGTTAGCGGGTGTTGTTGTGTAGACATATTGAGCATGGTGTTTCTCCTCTCATGCGGGTTAGCGTGCAGAGCGCACGAAAAAGCCGCCAACGCTTGCGCGAGGCGGCTCAGTTGATGTGCTCTGGGTGGTTCGCTTATGCGTTGCGGATGAACGCGATCAGGTGGCCAGCTTCGGCGGAAGCGCCTTTGCCTGCACCCACGAGGGTCGCGAGCGCCATGGCTGCGTCAACTGCGCTGACCGCTTCGGCGGCTACGGGCGCTTTGGCTTTCGCTTTGGCCTTCGGCTTCGCAGGCGTTACGGGACGCGCTGCGTTGACGGCTGACCAGTCGCCAGTCGCACGCGCCTTGACGCGCACCTTGTCGCCAGCGTCGATGTCCTTCAGCAGAGCTGCCCAACGCTTGCGCGAGGACACCTTGGCAGTGGCGGCTACGGCTGCGCGGATTTTCTTCTTCGCGGGTGCGCCTTGCGCCTCGACCCACGCGGCTGCGGCGGTTTTGGCTGAAAATGCTGGGGCTTTCGCGGGTGTGTTTGCTGCTGTTTTTGTCATGTGATTTCTCCTTTTGCGTTACACATGTGACTGCGCTCAGTACCGACCGAGCACAGGCCATCCTCCAATCTGAGCTGGCACCCTTTGATGTTCCTCAAAGATTTATCTTTGGTCGCGCCCACGCAGGACGACGAGCGTTACGCAAATGAGTAACGTGCCTGTATGGTTAATTTTCATCCGCGAAAGGAGCGAAACTGGGAACTTTCGCGTTACGAAAAACACCCCAAAATCCCCTACGAGGGGAGCGAAAACACAGCAAAATCAACGCAATGCGCATCGCATGTGACAATAGTGAGCCAAAAACAGTACGAAAGGGGGGGCCACCCCCCATCCCGCCGTCGCCGCGCCGCGAATTGCCATTGCGAGACCCCCGAGAAATCTGAGCAAAATTGAAAACGTCTGGAAATGATCAATGTCACGCAAAAAACTTATACAAACTGGCGATAAGCTAACGCCACTTCAAGTCGCCAACATGCGAGCGGGCCTATACCGCCGAGTAGAGGCACAGATTGACGAGGCCCACGACGTAGTGATGGGCAAACAGGAGTGGAACCCCACCCAAGCGCGGGTATTCACGGCTATGTTGAACAAAGTTGTACCTGACCTCACCGCCCAATTCGTGCAGCACGAGCACAACATACAGGAAGCGCCCGAGAAGATGTCTCGTGAGCAGCTTGAGGCGATTGCCATGGGTGTGAACAACATAATAGACGCTGAAACCGTAGAGACTGAGGAATGAGTATCTCGGCGCAGGAAGCCGCCAAGCATCTTCTCAAACTCAAGACCGCAGAAGACAGCTTTCTAGGCTGGGTACGCCTACAGTTCCCCGATTGGACGCTACCACAGTTCCACCTCGACATGATCGAGGCTCTCGACAAGCTAGAGCGCAACACCCTTACGTCTCACCACGGCAAATCGGCCTCCGAGCGGGCGAATACGGAAGAAGTACCCGTACGAAACCTACTGATCACGATGCCACCACGCCACGGCAAGTCTACGTACGGCTCTGTTATCTTCCCTGCCTACTTCATGGCGCGAAAGCCCAACCGTTTCCTCATGTCCACCTCGTACAACAGCCAACTGGCAACCGATTTCGGTCGCCAAGTACGTGATTTAGTCAATGAGCCGCTTACATCCCAAGCGTTCCCCGACTTCGAGATGTCTCAGGACAGCCGAGCCGTAGACCAGTGGCGTACAACTGGCGGTGGAGCCGCGTACTTCATCGGTGTGGGCGGTACAACGTCTGGTCGCGCAGCGAACCTTCTCCTTTTCGATGATCCACTAAAGTCCAGAGAGGAAGCCGAGAGTGCTACGCAACGGAACAAGGTCTGGAATTATTATATATCCGCTCTCAGCACGCGTCTCCAACCAGACGTTGACGGTGTTCCCCCCGCCCAAATCATCATCCTTACCCGATGGCACCCTGACGACCTCGCAGGGCGACTTATGCAAACTGATGACTGGCATGAGGGCCGCTGGCTTCATATCAACTTCCCTGCTGTCGAGGAGCGACCAATTCAAGGAGACGCTGGTAAAATTTCCCGCTCCAATCTACCAAGCGACGACCCTCAGTACCTCGCCCCAGGCGAAGCCAGCAAGCTCGGTAAAGCAAAAAGATATATACGCAAGACTGAGAAGAGAGCCTTGTGGCCCGAACGATTTTCCCTCGAAGATCTGGAACGTCGTCAAAGATTAAACCCGCGAGAGTTCGCATCTCTCTACCAACAAACTCCGTATATCCAGGGCGGCAACATGATCCGCTCACATTGGTGGCGTACGTACCCTGCTGACATGAAGCCAGAGAAGTTTAACTCTCTCATCATCGCAGCCGACACTGCGTTCAAGGCCAAGCAGACGAGCGATTACTCTGTCATGATGACCATGGGCCTCGATACGAACGGCGACATCTACATCGTTGACGTTCACCGAGAGCGGTACGAGTTCCCTGACCTCAAGCGCAACATGATCATGCTTAACAACCAGTGGCGCGGTCGCGGCTTGCGTGGCATCTACATCGAGGACAAGGCCAGCGGTCAGTCCCTGCTGCAAGAGCTGAAGCGAGAAAGCGGTATTTCCGTGATCCCGTACAAAATATCCAGCGACAAAGTTTCCCGCCTGTCGGCGGTACTGCCTCTAATTGAGGGTGGCCGTGTGTTCATCCCCAGTGCTGCGCCGTGGTTAGACGCCTTCCACGACGAGATGCAAACCTTCCCCGCTGGTACTCACGACGACATCGTAGATGCCATGACCATTGGCCTAGACGTTCTCGCTCGCACCCCTGCAACGGGTGAATATTACGCACCTCCATCGTTCGCGCTTCCCAAGTCGAGCGACAGTTTATGGAACCAGAAGTCCGACCTAAACAATCTCAGCTCCGCGTGGCGTGGCTGGGGTGAATAAGGACGACCGAGGTACAATTATAGGAGTAAATGTTTTCTTATGGCACTGACTAATACAAATTACCGTGCGGACTTCGTACCTGAAAGCGATGGCATCATCGTTGACCTGTCCGATCACGCCAATGCTCTCATGGCATACGAGGATATTTCCTCGATGCTTACTGATGAACAGGAACAGCGCATAGTTGATTATGCTCGTTCTGCTATGCAGATGTCATACGACCGCATTTCACGTCGGTACGATCACTGGACGCAGGCGGATCGCGCACATGATGTGTACGTAGATCCTCACGCGACACAGTTTCGTGAGAAGGCGGTCATTGCAGACACACGCGCTATTGCGGATACTGTGCTTACGTACCTGATGTCGGCTCTCACGGGTCGGAACCCTATGTTCCAGTTGGAGGGCTTGAACCGTAAGTCTCGGAAGGGGTCTCAGATTATTGAGCGCCTACTTCATCAGCAGATGCGCCGAACAGCAGGAGAGGCTCGCCTTGCCCAACATCTTCTTGACAGCATTCGGTACGGATACGCACCCACGAAAGTTACGTGGGATGCTTCCTCACGAACAAACCAAATCACCAACTTCGACCCGCGCCGCGTATTCCACGACCCCCGCGTTCAGTGGGGAGATTGGGAGCGGATGCAGTACATCATCTTTTCTGACTTCTCTTCTTATGACGCACTCATGCAGACAGGCATGTATCCCAAGCTCAAGAAGTACCCCTCCTTACGCAACCGGCTCACGCCTCCGGCTGGTGGGTGGGACGGACACCGCTGGCACAAAGAAGCGGGACGAGGACTAAGTATTGATCCTGCCGAGCGCAACCGTCGTGAGAGTGGCGGTACATTCTTCGCCCTCGGAGACAGTCGTGTAGTTGATGAGATGTGGGTTCGTCTTGCTGGCTACGAAATCGGCGTACCTCAGATCGAACAGTTGTGGATGTGCATCACAATTCTCGATGAGAACGTGGTTATCCGTTGTCAACTCAACCCATACGGCAGGCAGTTCCCTGTCGTGATAGGCGGTCTGTACCACGACGCACACAAAACGTACTCGCAGTCGTTGTATGATCTACTTCTTCCTCTGCACGACGTAGCGACATGGCTTCTTAGGTCACGTATCGACAACGTACAGGCCGCTTTGACCAACTTAATGTTCGTAGATCCCACGCAAATTGCGATTGGAGACCTAATTGACCGCAATCCACACGGCATTGTGCGTACATTACCTGGGGTAAAGCCAGGTGAGGGCGTCTTTATCAGCCAGATCCCTGACGTAACTAGGGGTCATTGGAACGATATTGAGGCGATGTCGGGTCTGAAGCAGCGTGTATCTGCTGCATCTGATGCGCAGCAGGGTATGCCTACGGCAGACGGCATTCGTACAGCCACAGAGATCCAACGTCTTACGCAATTAG